GCACCGCGACCTAGCGTCGTTTTACCCAAATCGTTGATTTTGGAGTCTATTGGAATCAACAATGGTCGACGAAATTGTTGTGGAGTTGGCCGGAGCGCCGATGGCGAAGGAACGCGTTCGCGTCACCAAGGTCGGCCATGCCTACACGCCTCAACGGACGGTCAACTATGAGGCGCGCCTGGCACACGCCGCGCAGATCGCAATGGCCGGTCGTCCGCTGCTCGACGGACCGCTGGCGGTCGTGGTCACGATCACCATGCCGATCGCCGAGAGCAAGCCGAAGAAGTGGCGGGAGGCCGCCCTGGTCGGCAAGATCCGTCCGGTGAAGAAGCCGGACTGTGACAACTTCGCCAAATGCTTGGATTCGTTGAATCTTATCGTCTGGTCGGACGACAGCCAGATCGTCGATCTGCATGTGGTGAAGTTCTACGGCGCCAAGCCGTCATTCAAGGCGGTGATCGCGCCGCTGGTCAGCTACGAAGGGGCTTTCGCATGACGCTCGACGAACTCAATGCCCGCTTGGACGAGCCGCTGCCGGAATGGCCGATCGACGCGCCGCCGCCGAATCCAAAGCAAATCTACGGCGATAAGAAGCCGCCACTGGCCTACATCCCACTGTCCGCACAGTTGGCCGAGCTCGAAGCGCTGGTCGACGGGATGTTCAAATACGGTCCTCTCAATTGGCGTGACAACCCGGTTGAGGCCATGACCTATATCGAGGCGGCGATGCGCCACATTCAGCTTTACAAGGTCGGCGAGGAACTGACGCGCGACACCCTGGTCAAGAATCTCGGCGCCGTGAAAGCGTGTTGCTCGATTCTTATCGACGCAGCGACCCACGGCACGCTGATCGACAATCGCCGGCACAGCCCCGCCGAAGCCGATCTGCTTTACGAGGGCGAAGAATGGATGGCCCGGCTTAAGGCCAAACAAGCAGAACGAGCGAGGGCTGCAGAATGAAGATCGCACTGGACTACGACAACACCTATTCCGCAAGCCCCGCCTTCTGGCGAGCCTTCGGCACCCTCGCGCGACTACATGGGCACGAGGTCCGCATTGTTACCGCGCGGGACGAGCGCCACGATCGCACGGCGCCGCTGATCGAAGTCGAGAAGCATTTCGAAGTCATTTACTGCCGCGGTATCGCCAAGAAATGGTATCTGACGCACTTCGGCGGCGGCTTCCAACCGGATGTTTGGGTGGACGACAAACCGGAGTCGATCTTGGAGAATTCGGCTTTCTCGCCGGACGGCCTGGCGCAGTGGCGCGCGGCCCGAGACGAACTTTCCGCTTGACCACATCGTTGATTAAGTTGATCATAGCGATCAACAGAGCCTGACGTTTTTGCTTGGCCGGAGCGCCACCCCTTGACGACCATGATTCCCAAGCCGACCCAATTGAGCGGCGCTGCTTTCCTCGCCAGCCGGCCTTACGCGCTGCTGGCGGATCGTCCGCGCGTCGGCAAGACTGGCTCTACGATCATCGCCGCCGACTATGTGATGGCCGAGAAGATTCTCGTCGTCACGACTGCATCCGGCCGTGGCGTATGGAAGCGCGGTTTCCCGTCCTGGTCGGCCTTTGACCGCCCCGTTCAGGTCATGACCGGCGGCGCGAAATTGGACCCGAAAATCCCGTCGGCCATCATCAGTTGGAACGGCATGTCGACGCCGTCGCTGCGCGTCGAGCTCCTGAAACGCAAATGGGATTTGATCGTGCCGGATGAGGCGCACAATGCCAAAGCCTTTAGCGCGAAGCGGACCCAGGCGCTGTACGGCACGCTGATCGACGACGGCGCCGTACTGAACAAGACCAGCGCGCTCACCAACACCACGGAACGCATGTGGCCGCTGTCGGGCACGCCGCTGCCGAACAGCCCTGCCGACGCCTATCCAATGCTGCGGGCGCTGTTCCGTGAGCGGCTGACGACCGAGTACGGACCGACCGACGTCACGAAGCAAAGCGACTTCATTGAGCGCTACTGCCGGATGCGCCCGATGAAGATCGGCCGCGGCTTCATGGCGCGCTACATCGACGTATTCGTGGAAGGCCGCAATCTCGACGAACTGCGCGCCCGCGTCGCCGGGCTGTTCCTGCAGCGCACGCAGGCCGACGTTGGAATTCTGGAACCGGATTACGAAACGATGCCGCTAATCCCGCCGAAGGCGTTGCCGGCGGAATTACGTGACCAGAAGCGCGGTGAGCGGATTTTGGAAGCGGCGCGCACCGGCGACCGCTCGTCGCTCGAAATGCACATGGGGCCGCTGCGCCGGCTAACCGGCGAAATCAAGGGCGGCCTGGTCGTGGAAGCGATCAGCGAAGAACTCGATTCGACGCTCGACAAGGTGGTGATCGCCTACTGGCACAAGGATGTCGGCGCGCTGTTGCTCGACGGCTTCGCAAAGTACGGCGTTACCGGCATTGATGGCTCGACGCCGAACAAGCGCCGCTCCGAAAACGAACAGCGGTTTTTGCACGATAAGAAATGCCGCGTGTTCCTGGCGCAAATACAGGCGGCCGGCGAGGCGATCGACCTGTCGTCGGCATCCAATCTCATCTTCGCCGAAAGCAGCTTCGTTCCGAAAGATATGACTCAGATGGCGTCGCGGGTGTGCAACCACGGCCAGATGACCAAACCCCTTGTTCGCGTGGCGACGCTCGAGGGCAGCATCGACGACGCACTGCAATCCATCCTGCTCCGCAAATGGAGCGCAATCAGAGAGGTACTAACGTGAGCATTGAGATCAAGATTTACGGGGAAGACGCCGGCCACGCGCTGCGCGAGCTTCGGGACTTCGCGGTCGGCCTGCAGGGTCGTCCCGCTGCAATCGGGATAGCGGAGGCGCAGAACTTCGCCGCCGAAAGTGCGTCCGACGAGTTGATTTCGTCGGCTGAGACGATCAACACGTCAGTTGCCGATGAAGTGCTCGGCACCAATATCACCGGCGCCAACGACAACAAGCCCGCCCGTGTCCCCGGTCAGCCGTCGCCGGGCAAGTCCCGCCGCACCAAGGCCGAGATCGCCGAAGATGATGCCGCTGCCAAGCTGGCGAACCATGAGCGCGTCGCATCGATCAAGGAGGACGTGCTGGCGGGCGCTGCCGAGCAGCAGGCGGCCTACGACAGCCCCGAAGACGCCGCGCAGGACGCAGCCGACGAGGCCGCCGAGACGGCCGCCAACAAGACCGGCCTGACCCACGACGATCTGCGCCAGGCCGCCGGCCGCTACCAGAAGAAGTTCGGCATGGCCGCCGCCGTTGCCGGCGTGCCCGCGCTGCTCGGCTGCGCCATCGTCGATGTGCCAGAAGCCGATCTGGCCGCTGCCATCGCCAAAATCGACGCGGCCGTTGCCGCCGACGCGCCCGGTCCGGTCGACGACGCTCCGGTCGAGAAGCCGGCAACCAAGGACGATCTCGTGGCGGCGATGAAGCGCTACGCGCTGAAGTTCGACGGCCAGGACGTGGATATGAACGCCATGCCGCACACGATGGCGGATTGCCCGGCGATCTTCAAGCTGCTGTTCGGCGACGGCGTCGAGAAGCTGTCTCAGGTGCCGGCTGATGGCTACGCCAAGACGATCGCTGCGATCGACGAGGCGATCGCCAAGAACCCGTTCAAGCGCTAGGAGGCCGCTGTGGAAATTCGGCCTTGGCCGCACGATAAACGCTACGGGGTGACGCGCGACGGTCGCGTGTTTCGCCTCGTCCCGGTGGGCAGATGGCCCGCCGGGGAGACGACGCAGTATCTCGGCAAACGCGGCTACTTTCTGACGTGTGTGGCGGGCAAGGTTCGGCCGGTACACCGCCTCGTCGCGGAGACGTACATCCCGAACCCGCTGAACAAGCCGGAAGTTGCGCATAACAACGGCACCCGAACCGACAACCGTGACGCAAATTTGCGGTGGGCGACTCGGCAAGAGAACGCCGACGATATGCCCGGCCACGGCACGTTGATGTTCGGAAATGACCATGTCACCCGAAAGCTGTCGCTCGACGAAGTGAGGCAGATTCAGGTGCTGGTGGTCGGAAAACCGCCGGGCCGGAGGCCCTACCATCGCGAGGTCGCCGAGCAGTACGGCGTCACGCGCGAATGCATCACCCGCATCGCTAACGGAGATAGGTGGATCCGTGCAACCGCATCATGAAAGGCTTCACGCGACCTGGAGCGCTTCGGCAACCGCCAGGAACGTTCACTGTCCGGGGGCGCTCACCTTGGCGCAGTTTGCGCCGCCGCAGAAAGAAAGTCTGCACGCGGCAAGAGGGACGGCAGCACATTCGATTTCGGAAAAGTGTCTGCGCACCGGCGTCGATGCCAGCACCTTCCTTGGCGAGATCGAGAAGACCAAGGAACGCGAAATCGAGATCGACGAAGAACTGGTCAACTCGGCGCAGGAGTATGTCGACTATTGCCGCGAGCGGATGGGCGACTTTGTCGAGTTCTGGATCGAGCAAAAATTCGATCTGTCGGCGCTCGGCACGCCTTTCGACGCCGGCGGCACTGGCGACTTCGTTGCCTACTGCCCCGAGCAGAAAACGCTTGAAGTCGTCGATCTGAAGAACGGCATGGGCGTCGTCGACGTCAACGAGAACCCGCAGCTTCGCACCTACGGGCTCGGCGCCCTGCTGGCGCATCCTGAACTGGACGTCGAGCGCGTCACGGTCACGATCGTTCAGCCGCGCGCCCCGCACAAGGACGGCCGTATCCGGTCGGAAACGTTCCACGTCGCCGATCTGATCGACTGGACGGCCGATCTGCTGAAGGCCATGCAACGGTCGAAGCAGGCCATGGACGAGTACGCCGCAGCCAAGGGCAACACCGTGTTGCTCGACGAGTGGCGCGACAAGTGGCTGAAGCCGGGCAAATGCACGTTCTGTCCGGTCGAAGGATCGTGCCCGGCGTTGAAGCGCGACGCCTTGTCGGTCGCGGCGGTCTGGTTCGACGACATGGATCAGCCCCGGCTCGGCAACGCCGCGCTCGACACGGATCCGGCCTCTCTCAACCGCGATCTGAACATGATCCCGATGCTGGAGGACTGGATCAAGGCCCGCCGCGCCCTGGCGCATTCCATGGCCGAGCAGGGCGTCGAGTTCGAAGACCACATGCTTGTCGACAAGATCGGCAACCGCAAATGGGCCGACGACACGACGCCTCTCGTGGCGTCCATGCGGGAGAACGACGTCGATCCGTTCGCCGAGCCCAAACTGCTATCGCCGGCGCAGCTCGAAAAGCTGCTCGGCTCGAAACGCAAGGCTCTGATCGAGCCTTTCGTGGTGCGCGAAGTCACTGGCACGAATCTGGTGTCGCGCACCAAGACCACCCGTTCGGCCGCCAAGACCAAGGCCGAAACCTACTTCGAAGCTCAACCCTAGAAACGGAGAACCATCGTGGCGACTAAATTCGCAAGATCCGAAGACTTCAAGACCCCGCCCTGCCGCCTCTCGTTTGCGCAGCAGTTGTTCAAGGCCCGCGCGCAGAAGAACGGCAAGCCGAAGTACGGCTGCACGCTGATCTTCCCGAAGGACGTCCGCGCGGCGCTGGAGAAGCATGTCGGAGCCGTCATCCTTGAGCAGTGGGGCGACAAGGGCCTCGAGCGCGCCAAGCAGGGACTGATCAAGTCGCCGTTCCTGGCCGGCGACGGCAAGGAAGCCCGCGCCAAGGAAACCGGTGAACTGCACCCCGGCATGGGGCCGGATGTGTTCTTCATCCGCGTCCAGGCCAACGAGGACCGCCCGCCGGTCGTTCGCTACAAGGATCCGAACATCCCGGCCACGCCCGACGAGGTCTATTCCGGTTGCTACGGCTTCGCCGTGATCAACGCTTTCGCATGGCACAACGACGAGAACGGCGACGGCGTCAGCTTCGGCATCCAGTATTTCCAGAAGACCAAGGACGGCGAGCGCATCGGCGGCAGCGGCCAGGTCGACCCCGAGAAGTGGCACGAGAAGATCGCCGATGAGGGCGATGCGCCGCAGGAGACGAAGCAGGGCGCCGGCGCCGGCGGTTTGTTTGGCTGAATAGTTGATTGCGTCGATTGACGCGATCAACAGACATGGCGGCGGTCATGGTGGCCGCCGCCCAACCCACAGGAGACGATCAGGTGAGCATTTGGTTTTACGTCTTCGCCGTACTGGCGGCGCTGGCATGGATAGGGGTGTTCATCAACGCCCAAAAGCAACGCGCAACGCGGATGGTCTACTCGCTGCTGATGGTGGCGATCTGGTCGGCCCTCGCCCTGCTTTCGGGAGGCTACATTGGCTGATCAAGCGCACACCAGCGACGGCAAAGCTCGTCCTAACAACGAAATCACCGAGACCAGCCAGACGGTCGCCGCCGGCCAGCTTCGCACCATCATCGAACGCATCGAGAGGCTCGAGGAATCCAAGAAGGAAATCGCCGACGACATCAAGGATGTCTACGCGGAGGCGAAAGGCACCGGCTTCGACACCAGGGCGATCCGCAC